TACAGTCGTCTAGAAAGAATCACTTTTGGTTTGAATAGATATAGAGCAGGTGGCCCCGATTGGTTGAATTGGGGGGAATAAATTATGAATAATATTTCAGCAATACAAATGATGCATAAAGTTTTAACACCAAATAAATGCACCGGAACTAAAAGAAGAATAGGAGCCGGAAATGATGGTGGTTATGTAATAATTAATGAGGTGTTAGCAAATACAAAATTTTGTTTATGCTTTGGTGCGGGAGGTAATATTGATGTAGAAAAACATCTGGCTAGTATAGGCAAAAAAACTGAATGTTTTGATGCAGAACCAGATTTCAATCATTTGCCAGAATTAAAAGATATTCCTATTGGCGGGTCTAAAAATTTAAGTTTAAATTTAAATTATCATCGTACCAATGTTGATGGAAATAATATAGATTCAATTATACCTACCGAATCATATTTTCTAAAAATGGATATAGAAGGTGGAGAATGGGAAGTTTTGCGAAATATGAGCGATTCGCATAAGTCTAAAATGAATATGTTGGTTGTCGAATATCATTTGAACAATGAGTATTATAGAAGTCGTAATTTACTCTCAATATATGATGTTCTTGTTTCTATTAAAAACACCCATCACCTAGTTCACATTCATGGGAATAATTATGATATACCCAATTATGGCGGTACTAAAATTCCAGCAGTTGTAGAATGCTGTTATATAAACAAATCTTTAGGAATTTCAACTGATGAGATAGATTGTTCTGAATATCCATCAATTATAGACACACCTAATAATTTAAATGCGTTTGATTATAAGTTGGATTGGTGGAAATAATAAACGAGGAATTATATTATGGAAAATGCTGCAATCGTATACATGACACGAAAAAATGACCTGTGGGTTTTTAAACACAGTATAAATTTTTTATATAAAAATTTTAACAGAGAAGCAAATTATCCTGTTATAGTTTTTTATGATGATTTAACAAAAATAGACATAACAAATCTTTTAACAGAAATAAATTTGTCTCTAGGATTTATGCCGAGTATAAAGTTTGAAAAACTAGAATTTATTTTGCCAGAAAGAATTTCTTCAGACCCAAGTTTATACAGTCCATCACTAGATCAGTTTAGAATGGGTTACAGACATATGTGCCGTTTTTATGGCGGTCAAATTTTCAATCATCCTTCTCTAGAAAAATATAAGTGGTACATGAGATTGGATTCTGATTCTTTTATTTTAACAAAAATTACTAAAGATCCTTTTGTTACCATGAGAGAAAATGAGTATCAATACGCGCATATGGAAAATATAGGATATGATGCTCCTTGGGCTTGTGAAGGATTGTGGGAAACTACCAAAAAGTTTATGGAAGAAAATTATAAAAAACTAACAAATAAAAACTTTGATTGGAATTTAGAAGTTTATAATACAAATTTTGAAATTGTTGATATGGATTTCTATCGTTCTGAAAATTATCAAAATTATTTCAAATATTTGGAAAACACCAACAACATCTTTTACAAAAGGTGGGGAGACCATTGTATAAGATGGTTGGGGTCTACGATGTTCATGGATTCAAACAAAGTTTGGGCAGTTAAAGATTTTGCATATCAACATGGCGGAGATGTAAACAACATACACCTTATTGACGATGCGTGTGTTCAGAATATTCCAGAACCGTACAAAAGAAGCGTTATTTCTTCACTATCAAAATTAATAAGGAGTTAAAAATGTATTCTCAAGCGTCTCAAGATGATTTTGTTAATTTAGTTTTAAATAATCAACAACAAGGATATTTTGTTGATGTTGGTGGTGGATGTGCAGATTTAAAAACTGAAAGTAACAGTCTTTTATTTGAAGAACTAGGATGGAAAGGGTTAGTTGTTGATGCAGACAAAAGTAGATTTTTTAACAGAACTTGTTCTTTTGAACAAGCGTTTGTTGGGGATGGAAATAATGGAACACAAAAATTAGGAAATATTCTTGAAAAACATAAAGTTCCAAAAATAGTAGATTACTTATCAATTGATATTGACGGTCCAGATTTTGATGCTGTTAAATCTTTTATCGAATCGGAATATTCTTTTAAAGTTGCTACTATAGAACACAGTATATACAGTCAAAATCCTGGAGTTTATGAATTAAAGATGAATACATTTATGCTTTTGAGTTCATGTGGCTATGTTCGTATTGTTGATAATGCTGGTCATCGAGCCACCTTAAACAATCTTCACGCAGGATGGCCATTTGAGGATTGGTATATAAATCCAAAATTTGTTAACTACCAAGAAATAATAAAAAAAATTAGAGAAGCAAAAGAAACAAATTAACATGAAAATTGATAAAGTTATTTTTAGTTGTTCTGAAACATTTAGCCCATTTTGGAACATACAATCAGAGGTTTGGAAAACTAAATTTGATGTAGAACCTGTTTGTATTTTATTTGGTGATAAAAAAAATTGTAATTTATCTGAAAAATATGGTGAAGTAATTGAAAGAAAATTTGATAAAACTTTACCAGATATAATTCAAATTCAGTTTTATAAATTTTATCATCCAATAACAGAGCCTGAAACTACATGGATTATTGGTGACATAGATCAAATTCCACTACAAACAGAGTATTTTTTAAATGATTTACCTAGTGTTTCTGATGATGGTTACGCACATTTAAATTATACGCTAACTGCTCAAATGCGTAAAACTACTAGAACTGATGGAATGCCTGGTTTATCTCCAGATTCATTTTTTAAAGTTGGTGCTTGTGTTAATGGGGGGTATGATTTTCCAGGTCACTATCATGTAGCAAAAGGAAAACTTTTTAGAGATTTGTTTTTTAATAAAAAATCTTTTGAAGATGTTTTACGCTACATTATAGATTCTCCTCAATATGGAATGCGCTCTGAAGAACATTTGCGTATGTTGAGTAAAGAAATACACGGAAATTACTGGGTTGCAGAAGAAAGTTATACAACAGAACAAATATGGTATGGTTTACGCCGGGGGTATATAAAAGATTTTTTTGGAAAAGAGTACCATATGTGGGAACAAAAAATTGACCGAGTGGGAAGATTGGTGGATTCAAACGGAAAATGGATTAAACAATGGACAGGTGAAGATTACATTTATGACGAGGTTAAACTTCGCAATAAAGGATACATGGATCTCCATTGCCATCGCCCCTATCACGAGCAAGAAAAGGCCATGATGAAAATTTTAGAGAAAGCAGGCATGATATGAAGATTGATAAGATTGTTTTTTCTTCTTCTGAAAAATATAGTCCTTTTTGGAACTATCAATCAAAGGTTTGGAGTAAACTTGGAGTAACTCCTGTTTTACTACTTTGGGGAGAAGTTAAAAATACTAATGTTACTGATACTCATGGTGAAGTTATTGAAATGAAATATTCAGAACATGCAATAAAATCTCTTCAAATGACTTGGAGTAAATTTTATCACACAAGCACAGAACCAGATACAACATGGTTGATAGGAGATATTGACCTTTTTCCACTACAAAAAAAATATTTTGAATCTACAATAACGCAAATTTCAGATGACTCTTATGTTCATTTAGCGTGTAGACATCAAACTAGACACAATCCTTCTGCTTATTTTGAAACTAATGGTAGCGAATTGACGGGAGGACAAAATCTTCCGGCTTATTATCATTTAGCAAAAGGAAAGATTTTTGATTCTGTTTACAAATGTGGTTCTATTGATTTTATAGATTATGTTAACAGTATAGTTTCTCAAAAGATATATGGAAGAAACATATCTGAAGAATATATGTCAATGTCTCCAAAACAAATAGCAAATAGTATGAACTTTCTAGGAAGTAAACATTCTATGGAACCTTTTTGGTGTGCGGATGAAAGTTATTCATCCACTATGTTGTGGAATGCCATTAGAACTAACAAGGTTAATTTTCTTGGTTCAAATTTTCCCGTTGTTAATGCTAATCCTTATTTGTGGAACAGAATAGACAGATGTAATTGGGATGGTACGAACTATTCTTTTGTTGATTTGAAACGACTAAAAACAAATGAATACATTGATTTTCACTCTGTTGGGCCAGTAGCATCAATGGATGATATAATTGTGTCTTTTGATAAAATTGAAAGTTCATTGAAACAAATTTTAAGTATTGCAGGAATGTTATGAAATTGATTTGTATTTCTGGTAGTTCGGGGGTAGGTAAAACTACTGTTTCAAAACTGATACAGTCTATTCTTGGAACTAAAGAATGTTTATGTCTTAGTGGAGATGATCTGCACCGATGGGAAAGAAATGATCCCATGTGGAAAATCAAAACTCACCTAGATCCTCAATCAAATGATCTTGAAATGGGGTATGGTCATTTGTTGGAATTGTCCAACGGAAACTCTATAAACCGAAAGATTTATAATCACGATACTGGTAAGTTTGATTCTGCGGCAATGATTTCTCCAAGACCTTGGGTTGTGTACGAGGGTCTTCATGCGTTGTATCACAGACCAACCGCAGATATGGCAACTCTTAAAATTTTCGTTGATACAGATGAAACTCTAAAAACCGAGTGGAAAATTAAAAGAGATACTAAAAAAAGAGGATACACCGAGAAGCAAGTAGTAGAGATGATGAAGCGTAGAAAGATTGATGAAGATCGCTTCATAACAGTTCAAAAGAAAGAAGCAGATATCGTTATCAAGTTTACTCGCAACCGAAATGCTTCTATTTCTTTAGACTATGTTTCTGTTAACGGTAGAGGAGTGGAGTTGTTGGAAACTGTTAAAGAGTTCTACGATTCCATGATGGACTTTATGAGCATCTGTAAATGGTTATCTCTCGATCCTGCATTAGTTCAAGGTAGAGGAGGTAATGTTTCCGTGAAGTCTGATAGCGGCTTACTTATTAAAGCATCTGGCGCTAAAATGGCTGATGTCAATCTACATCACGGATTTTGCGTGTGCAACTTTAATAAATCTATACCAAATGAATTTCAAACCGAAGACGAGTACACCGATTGGGTTCGAAGTTCAAACAAAACAGGCGAGTATAGACCATCTATGGAAACTGGATTTCATGCTTTGCTAGCAGACCGAGTGGTGATTCATACACACCCAATTCACTTGAATGCAATTTTATGCAGCAAAGAAGGCAAGTCCTTGATTGCTAATTTATTTTCTGATATGACATACGAGTATGTGGAATATGTTAAGCCTGGCTCTTGTTTGATGTCTAAAATTTCCACAGATAAGAGTGTGTTTTTTCTTGAAAATCATGGACTTATTGTTACGGCTAAGGATGCACAAGAAGCGTTTGAAACTACGGAGCGAATTAACAGTAGATGTAAAAGGTGGTTAAGTAATCATGTTGAATCGTTTGTTGATACAGAAGAAAATGAAACAGCAAACTCTCCACTTTTTCCTGATGCTGCCGTATTTCCAAACGAAATGCAGTCAATCAACAACTACATACTAGGTCTGATGACAGGAGCATGTTTAACTCCTAAATTTTTAAATGCAGATGAAATTGAATCTCTGAACAATATGCCTTCAGAGAAATATAGAAAGGCTTTAGTATGAAAATTATTGTGCCGATGGCAGGAACAGGAAACCGGTTTGTTGAAAAGGGATACACAGATCCTAAGCCGCTTATTCGTGTGAACGGAAAGCGCATCATCGAATACATTCTAGAAATGTTTGATCCAAACGATGAAATTGTATTCATCTGTAATGATACTCATCTAGCAACAACTGATATGCGAGATGTGCTTCTATCTCTAAAGCCGAACGCTACAATTGTATCCATGCCTCAGCATAAGTTGGGCCCTGTGTGGACGGTTAAAGCAGTATACGAACATATCAAAGATGACGAAGAAGTAATTGTTTCTTACTGCGACAATCCTCACATTTGGGACATGGAACATTTTAAGGAGTATGTTAAACAATACAATATGGACGGTTGCGTTTTAACGCACACAGGATTTCATCCACATACCTTGGCTCAAACAAAGATGGCGTTTGTTAAAGATGTGCCAGGAACTCCATACATTACTGAGATTAAAGAAAAGGCTTGTTATACCGACAATCCGATGAATGAACATGCTTCTACTGGCATGTATTACTTTAGGTGTGGTGCAGACATCAAGAAATATTTTGATCTTGCTATGGAGAGGGGAGTTCAGTATAATGGAGAATTCTATGTTACTTTGGTATACAATCTGCTGATTCAAGATGGTTTAAAGGTTGGTTACTACGATACCCCATTCGTAACCGTATTTGGAACTCCTGAAGAAGTTGAAAACTTTGAGGCTTGGGCAACTATAACCAGAGGAAAGCAGGTAAAGTCTGTAGATGATCTGATTAACTGCTATCTGTATTGGGACTCGTATCACAATGACTAAAATCATATTTGTTGACATTGATGAAACGATTTGCATTACTCCTGACCATCCTCGGGAGTATAAGAAGGCAAAGCCTATTCCTGAAAACATAGAAAAGATCAATAGATTATATGATAAAGGTAACACTATCATTTATTGGACGGCTAGAGGTAGTCGAAGTGGAATAGATTGGTATGATCTAACCAAGCAACAGTTAGAGGATTGGGGCGCAAAGCACCATGATCTGCGCTGCGACAAACCGTATTACGACATGTTTATTGAAGACCGTAGTATTAGAATCGAGGAATTATCGTGATTTACATTTCACACCGAGGCAATCTTGACGGAGTTATTCCCGAGCGTGAAAACTCATTGGATTACATTCAAGAAGCCATTGATGCAGGCTATGATGTAGAGATAGATCTGCGTATGAAAAACGAACAACCCCATCTAGGCCACGATTACGCTCAGTATCCTGTGACTGAGGAGTGGCTTTGGCAACGCCGTGAATATCTTTGGATTCATGTTAAAGAATACGCTGCTTTAAAATGGATTTATGAAAGTCCTTTAATGCGAGTTCTTAGACATTTTTGCCACGAGTCTGACAGATATACTCTCGTAAGTAATGGTTGGATTTGGTCACACGATTTAACAAATGATATGAATTCCGAATGTATCATTCCTCTTCTTTCTAAAGAATCTGTAGCCGCTTACAACAAAACTGGTTTTGGGGCAGTTTGCTCGGATTTTATCTACGATTGTCAGAAAAAGTTTGCTTGACTTTTCGGGGATTTGGGGTATACTGACTGTTCAAGAGTCCACCTGATGTCTGCTGACAGAACAGAAATTTTAATTCTTAGGTCTCTGCTCCATGATGAGGAGTATGGTAGAAAAGTTCTACCGTTCTTGAAGCCTGAGTATTTCAATGAGCGTGACGAGCGGGTTATCTACGACTGCGTAAGTGAGTTTTACACTCAATACAACGCCAAGCCAAGTGTTGAAAGTCTACTTATCGACTTGGGAAAGCGCGATGATTTAAGCGAAACCGAGTTCAAATCTATTCGAGAAATCATCAAGAGTTTTAAGACGCATGATGCTCCCGATACACAATGGTTGCTAGATAACACGGAAAACTTCTGCAAGGAAAAGGCACTCTATAATGGTATCATGGAATCCATTCAGATTATTGATGGAAAGTCCAAAGACAAAACTACAACTGCTATTCCAAGCATTCTTTCTACTGCTCTTGCAGTTAGTTTTGATTCTCATATCGGTCACGATTTTATTGGTGACGCGGACAAGCGATACGACTTCTATCACACCGTAGAGAAGCGTATTCCGTTTGACCTTGACTTGATGAATAAGATTACCAACAACGGAACACCATACAAAACTCTGAATGTGTGTCTCGCGGGCACGGGCGTGGGTAAGTCTTTGTTCCTCTGTCACCATGCTGCAAATTGTCTGATGCAAGGTAAGAATGTGCTGTATATAACTTGCGAAATGGCGGAAGAGCGTATTGCTGAGCGCATTGATGCCAATCTGATGGATACTAGTTTGGATGACCTGAAGGCTTTGCCCAAGGATATCTACGACCGCAAAATGAAGCGTATTATGGAACAGACTACGGGAAAACTGATTATCAAAGAGTATCCAACAGCAAGTGCTTCCGTAATGCACTTCAAGCATCTGTTGGATGAACTGCGTTTGAAGAAGAACTTTGTTCCTGAAATTATTTTTATCGACTACTTAAACATTTGTGCATCTTCTCGTATGAAACAGAGTGCTACAGTAAACTCATATACATTCATCAAGGCTATTGCAGAGGAACTGCGCGGTCTTGCGGTGGAGACTGGTGTTCCCATCTTTACGGCAACTCAAACTAATCGTTCTGGCTTCTCTAGCACGGATGTTGAGTTGACAGATACTAGTGAATCGTTCGGTCTACCACAAACCGCAGACTTTATGTTTGCTTTGGTGTCCACTGAAGAACTTCAAGGTCTTGGTCAGATTATGGTGAAGCAGTTGAAGAACCGCTATGCCGACCCTGCAACGAATCGGCGTTTCGTTATAGGCATTGATCGTAGCAAAATGAAACTGTTTGATTTGGATGAATCGGCTCAACGGGGAATTATTAATATTACCGAATCCAAGGATACGGACGAGGAAGACACAGGAGAATTTAAAACTTTCCGTGAACGCATGGGCGAGAAGTTTAAAAAGAGAGATTTTGCTGATTGGTCTTGACTAAATCAAATCACAAGATATAATACATCCATGTTCCGACTTCACATTGATATTCCCCTGAACACTGATGAGGCTACCGCAGCAGCCTTGTCGGAAACTATTGTTGCCCAGTTGGCAAGTAACATCACACCGACTTTACGCGACAAGGGAATCACAGAAGTGAACTACCGATTAGGTAATGATGAGGACAGACAGAAAAGTAACTACCTTATCAAGACGGAATCAGGACATGTAGCAAACAAAAAGTCTCGCGTGGCTTTTGTTTAATGGGAGTGGGGGGTCTTTGGTTGGCCCAGATTGGTTTATACCCGATTGGAACAGGTTCGAATCCTGGCACTCCTACTAGATACTAACAACAAGGAGAAACAAAATGCTTATTCCAAATACTGAGTATGTGATTATTAAAGTTGATCGTTCCAAAGTTAAGCCTGGTGAGGCGTTTGAAGGAATTGTTTATTCTGTTGGGCAAACCGCATTTGCTCCTCAGCCTGTTGGCGGCGATGGCAGAAATTTCTCTTTTGCTCGACAGCCAGAAGCGTTTCCCATTCAAAAGGGAGATAGAGTTATTGCTGGTGGTTACATCACTTTGATGTCAGAAAACGATCAAGCATTGGCAATTTGTTTTAAAGCAGAAGTGTATGCTATCATTCGTGATGAGCAAGAAGAAATAAACTTGTTCAATCAGGAAATGGAACAGGACACCAATCCGCAACTGCTGAAGGGTTAACTCCTTGAAGGTTCTCCTCCTCAACGCTAGCGAGGAAGTCTTAAATGTGATTGATTGGAAGCGAGCGGTTAACCTGCTGTGTTCAGGTAGAGCCGAGAAGCCCTATGGTCACGAAGACTACTATCGCATTCCTACTCCCCGAGGACACTACGAACTCCCAACCGCTATCGTGTTGGTGCAGTATGTTAACTTGCCTTATCGGGTCAAGGGAGCCACCCGTAAGGGGGTATTCCGTCGTGACAAGTATGAATGTCAGTATTGTGGATGCTCGTTGAATGCTGCAAACGGAACCGTAGACCATGTTATGCCGGTAAGCCGTGGTGGTAAGTTTGAATGGAAGAATCTTGTGGCTTCTTGTCGTAAATGTAACTATAAGAAGGCTAATCGAACCCCGCAGGAAGCCAAGATGCCGCTAGCCAAGCCTCCAATTGTGCCTAACAGGAAGATGATTGTAATGACAATTATTGACCATTTGGGCCCGAAAACTTGGTCTAGGTGGATTGAGGAATAGTATAAATATGGGGTATGCTATCATTTTCCACACACGCAACCCCTAATTTTATAAAAGAATCCAACGGACATATTAGCCATCTTGAAGACGGCATGTTCGAAAATGGTTGGGCTGGCTTACAGACCTCCATCAAAATTCTGAAAGATGTGGTTAGTGGTATTTCCGCAGGCGGAAAGCAAACCGCTTCTCTGAATGTATCCACCAAGTGGGACGGGGCTCCTGCTATCATTACTGGTATACATCCTGAAACCAAGAAGTTTTTCGTTGCCACCAAATCGTTCTTCTCTAAGGCTTCCAAGGTTAATTATACTGAAGCCGATATTCGCAAGAACCATGAAGGCGGTGTGGTAGATAAACTAATCGCTGCTCTGAAACTGTTCAAGCCGTTGAACATTCGTGGTGTGGCTTGGGGCGATTTGCTTTTTACTCAAGGCGAAAAGAAAACACAAACAATTGATGGTAGAGAATATATTGTGTTCCGACCGAACACCATCACTTATGCTATTCCTACAGATTCGTCAGCAGCAGCAGAAGTTGCAGCAGCAAAGATAGGTGTGGTATTTCACACCAAGTGGAGTGGCAGCGGAGACATCAAGGAACGCGGTTCGTGGTCGCCTGGTGTTCCTGCGATGGGAACTTCCACAGCGGTATGGGTGGTGGATGCGAAAGTTCCAACACTTCCAAAGAATCTGCTTCTGCAAACCTCGGAAGAAAAGCAGATTGTTGAGTTAACCAAAAAGATTGAAGCCGAAGGTGCAAATCTTAAGTCTGCTCTACTTTCTTTCTTGAAGAGTGAAGCCGCTGAGTATGTTTCACAATACATCAACTCCACTGTTAAGGCAGGGTTGAGCAATAATACCACAAACGGATTTTCCGTTTTCGTGCAGGCTAAACTTGCTGCTGAAGCGGAAGCCTTGAAGACTCAAAGCAAGAAAGACGAAAAAGCGGAAAAGATGGTTCGTATCACGAAGTATCTTAAAGCCTACGCTTCTCAAATTGACCGCCTGTTTGGGTTGCATGCCATGCTTGCAAAGGCTAAAGGATTGGTCATCTCTAAACTTTCTCTTACCCAAACTGTCTCAACCTTTATTGCAGACAAGGATGGATATCGTCCAACTGCACCTGAAGGTTTCGT